GAACATCATAATTTACTTAAAAGTTGGGAAATAAAAGAATGTTCTTTTGAGAAAAGTATTGAGAACAGCAATGAAAATGATTTTATTTTTGTAGACCCACCATACCTAGAAAGAAATTCTGATTATGGAAGTAGTGACCATTCTATAGAATTACATAAAAATTTGTTTGAATGTTTAAATTCTACTAAATCCAAATGGTTATTGATACACACACGACATTCATTTTATGAAGAAAATTATAAAAATTATAATATATTGACAAAAGATTTTCAATATGCTTCACAATGGAAGGGTCGAGAACAAAAAGATAGAAAGGTAGAACATTTATACATTACAAATCAGTAAAAAAGATTAAAGTTCTTGTTTTAATCGTTATAAATAAAATTGTATCGCCGAATTTCGGGATACAATTAACGCAATCTTGCTTAATAAAAAAGGAGAAATAAAAAATGGTTACAACAAAACTAAGCCTGTTCGACAATTTCAATCAACTAACACCCTACGCAGTTGGGTTTGATCGAGTCTTTGATCAACTACAAAATTATGCTTCGCATAATGCAACTTCATCAGGGTTTCCCCCATACAATATTCGAAAGGAAGGTGAATACAGCTTTGTCATTGAAATGGCACTGGCCGGATTTTGTAAAAAGGATATTGAGGTTGAGGTAACAGATGGTTTGCTTACGGTTCGTTCTGTTAAAGAGAATGAGGAAAATGAGGAATCAATTTATAGAGGTATCTCATATCGTAAGTTCAATCGCAAATTTACCCTTGCAGATGAAATTGTGGTAAAGGATGCTTCCCTTGAAAATGGTATGCTGGTGATTTCACTAGAGCGTATTGTTCCAGAGGAGAAGAAATCACGCATGATTGAAATTAAATAATTTCAATTGAATTAGAAAAGGGAGTTGACTTTTGCTCCCTTTTCCTGTATTATAGTTATAAATCGTGTAAAGGAGATATCATGAAAATATTTGAATTTGATAGTCTAGATGAAATGAGAGATGGAGCAGTGGCTCGTCAAGTTGACGGTGACGGAAATCCAGTTAATGAGGACGGCACACCCGTTGTTACTGCTAATGTACTAACTGGTGGTTTTACTGGTGGTGCGACAGAAGAAGAATCAGAACGTAATGCAAGAATTGCTCGCGAAAGCGTTGAACTGCTTGCAGAAGAAGAAGCTAAAATGGAAGAAGTTAATCATGGGTTGAAGTTTGCAATTCGCCCTATTAAAGATTTTTCTATTGGTCGTATTGAATTTCCAATGGAAATCATAGATGAAATTAATGACCATATTGATAATGTAATTATACCAAAAAATGAAAGCTTTGCAGATGGTTTAGTTGGTCAACTCAAGAATGATAAAAGGTCTGCACAATTAAATTTTTCCCTAGATGATGAAGTTGGAGCTCAATTAAAAACTGTATTTGAGCAAATTGGTCAAACTTATCTTAAACAGGGTTATCAACGTGATGCTACAACTGATTGTTTTCAGTGTTGGTCTAATCATGCGTATGCTGGTGATTACAATCCTTTTCATGATCATGGTGTTCAAACAATGGCAGGTCTGTCAGGGTTTCTATGGTTGAAAGTTCCAGAATGTATTGAAAAACTTGATGAAAATTCAGCTGTATTGAACAATGCAAGTGGAGCAGTTGATGGGTTTACTCAATTAATTTGGGGAACAAATACTAGAAAAGATATTATGGCATTGCGTAGTCAACAAGAAGATTTTGTAAAACCAGAAGTCGGTGTTATGTTAGTATTTCCTAACTGGCTGAAACATCAGGTATTGCCATTCTTTGGCGAAGGTGAAAGACGTTCTATGGCTATGAATTGGAATGTCACGGACACAGAAGCACAACTTAGACAATTTATGTCTGAACGCGAAGAAGAAAAGTATGATGCATATTTGAAAGAAAAAGAAAGTAATGAGTAAACGTCCAGACTACAAATACAATGAAGGTGAAGCACTTGCTGAACTTGAAAAGTATATCGACTCTACCTATGACGAACACTATAGCAAGAACAAGTTTCAAGCTACAGAGTTCATCATAGATGGTGGACATGGTGAGGGTTTCTGTATCGGTAATATTATGAAGTATGCACAACGATACGGAAAAAAAGGCGGTAAGAACAGAAGTGACTTGCTAAAAGTGGTTCACTATGGTATTATAGCTTTATACATTAATGATATGGAGAGTGATAATGAAGTTAAGTAATGAAACGATATCTGTATTGAAGAACTTTTCTACAATCAATCAGAATCTTGTGATTAAAGGTGGTAATAAGATTGCTACTATGTCTGCAATGAAGAACATTGTTGCAAAGGCTGAAGTGATTGAGGAGTTTCCTCAACAATTTGCAATCTATGACTTGAACGAGTTTCTTTCTGCAATCTCGTTGTTCTCAAAACCAGAGTTGGAATTTGAGAATGATTTTGTAATGATTACAGAAGAAGGCACATCAAAATCTTTGAAGTATTGGTATTCTGATCCATCAGTGGTCACAACACCAACTAAAGATATTATTATGCCAGAGTGTGAAATAAAATTTAACTTGCCAAGTGATACACTTTCAACAATTCAAAAGGCTGCTGCAGTTATTGGTGCGCCTGATATGGCACTTGAAAGTGGAAGTCTGAAAGTTACAGATAAGAAAAATGCTACTGCAAATAATTATGCATTAGATTTGGGTGTTGATTCTCAGAGTGATAATTATAAATTCTGGTTCAAGGTTGAAAATCTAAAACTAATGCAAGGTTCATATGATGTTCAAGTTTCCTCAAAAAACATAAGTCATTTTAAGAATTCAGCAGGAAATGTTGAATACTTTATTGCTCTGGAGCCAGAGTCAGCTTATAATGTTTAATTTGAGGAATTTATATTATGGAAACATTTTTGTGGGTGGAACAATATCGCCCAAAAGATATTGAGTCGTGTGTACTTCCCAATAATCTAAAAGATACTCTCACAGAATTTGTGAGTGAGGGTAATCTTCCTAATCTGATTTTGTCTGGTGGGCCAGGCGTTGGTAAAACAACAGCTGCGAAAGCAATGCTTGAACAGATTGGGGCAACTTATATGATGATCAATGGTTCTGAGGAGTCTGGTATAGACGTTCTCAGAACTAAGATTAAGAACTTTGCTTCAACAGTATCATTGGAAGGTGGGCGCAAGTACATCATTCTTGATGAAGCAGACTATCTAAATCCACAGTCAACTCAACCAGCCCTTCGTGGTTTCATGGAAGAGTTTCACAAGAACTGTGGTTTCATTCTGACCTGTAATTACAAGAACAGGATTATTCAACCTTTACATTCTCGTTGTAGTACTATTGACTTTACTATTCCTAAGACTGAGAAGCCAACTCTGGCAAAGCAGTTTATGGAAAGGACAATAAATATACTAGATGAGAATAAAATACGGTATGAAAATAGAGTTATCGCTGAAGTCATTAATAAACATTTCCCTGATTGGAGAAGGGTACTAAACGAACTACAACGGTACTCTGTATCAGGTACGATTGATGCTGGTATCCTCGTAAATATTTCTGAAACTAACATCAAAAATTTGATGGAAGGAATGAAGAAAAAAGAGTTTACCAATGTTCGCAAATGGGTTGTCGATAATCTAGACAATGATCCTAGTCGCTTGTTTAGAAAACTTTATGATAATCTGTATAACTATGTGGACAATGGTAGTATTCCTCATGTGGTTGTTATACTGGCTGAATATCAATATAAAGCAGCTTTTGTTGCAGACCAAGAAATAAATCTGATGGCTTGTTTGACTGAAATTATGGGAGCTGCAAAGTTTAAATGACCGAGCCTGCTAAAATTCCTCTTGTTAGAAACAAGGTTGTAAGTTATGACTTCAATATATCTCGCCCTATCTTGGTTAAAAATATACTTGATAGAGTTGGTGAGAAATTGCACAATAGTGTTAAACAGATTATTCTTAACACGGGCGATGAGTGGAAAAGTCAGGCAACAATTGTTCAAGCAAATATAACTAATCTTAATATGCATGAACGTCATGCTGAATTTAAGAAATTGTGTGATATAATAATACCATACGCTGAGAAGATGGGTTCAACACCTATCAAGTGTAGAACATCAGATTGTTGGGGGGTGATGTATACTAGAGGACAATTTTCTATTGCACATGCTCACTGGCCAAATGTTTGGTCTTGGTGTTATTATATTGACACACCTAAAGGTTCAAGTCCATTAGTTTTTCCAGATGGTAGAGATGGAAACCACTATATATTTCCAGACTCAGGAGATTTAGTTTTATTTCCTGCTTGGGTTAGACATGAAGTTCCACCATATGCATGTGATGAAAAAAGAATTTTGGTTGCTGGAAATTTAGAAAGAATCCCATATAGGGAATTACCAAAACCGAGTGTATTAGCTCTACTAGCTGGAGGCCTTGAAAATTAAATGATTGACATATATGATAACGTATTAGAACCGCATCTTGCAGAACTAATTGACCTTAAATTAAAACAACAAACTTGGAAGTATGATTACCATTCTCAACAGGGAACTCCAAACAAACATTGGCACGTTTTTTGTGGGCATAATCCTTGGGAAGTAACAAGTAATGAATACGAGTGGTTGATGCCTATTTGGGATACTGCACTTGCAAAGTATAATTTTAAAGAGAAATACAATGTAAGTGAATTCAAACGATTGTATTTGAACGCACATACACATGGTATTGAACCACACATGCATATGGATGATGGCGACTTTACTATGATGTATTATCCTAGACTTGATTGGAAAATGGATTGGGGCGGTGGAACTGTTGTTGATGGCCAGTTAGTACAAAACATTGGTAATCGTCTAATCGTATTCCCTGCATACGCACCACATCAAGCACAACCTGTTTCACGACAGTGTTATGATCTAAGAACTGTTGTTGTATTTAAAACATGGGTTGATAAATAAAATGTATGAACTAAAAGATTATCTCAATGCAATAAATGTGTCCAAAGAATCTTTGATGGACAGCGAAGATGAGGTATGGGAAAAGAAATACGCACCCTTTATTGTAAACAAGTGTGTTGCTCCGTTTCCTGATACAATACTTCTTGTTAATGAACTTAATCAATACCACCACCTAGATAAGAAGTTACAGTTTGATTTTTTACTAAATAGTCTGAGAACAAGGAAAAGATATACTCCTTGGTTGAAGGCGAAGAAATTAAAAAATCTAGAATATGTTAAAGAGTATTATGGATACAACAACGAAAAGGCAAAGGCCGCTCTTGATATACTAGATGATGAACAAATTTCTGCCATAAAAATAAAATTAAATAAAGGTGGAAGAAATGGAAGAAATTAATTGGACACAAGAGGACATGTTGGAGATCACTCTAAACGAACCAGATGATTTTTTAAAGGTTCGGGAGACACTTTCTCGTATAGGCGTTGCATCAAGAAAAGAAAAGAAATTATATCAATCGTGTCATATTCTACATAAGCAAGGACGTTATTATGTGCTTCACTTCAAGGAATTGTTTGCACTAGATGGTAAAAATACAAACCTAACTGAAAATGATGTTGCAAGACGAAACACTATTGCAAAGCTTTTAAAAGATTGGGGTCTAGTAAACATTATTGATGAAGTTGGAGAACTTGCTCCCCTTAGTCAAATCAAAGTATTGTCCTTTCTAGAAAAAAATGAATGGGCCTTAGAAACCAAATACAACATCGGGTCTAAGAAAAAAGAATCCTGATGGAAAAATTCAAGTCATTTATCACTGAAGCAAAACAAGAAGACTACAGAGTTGTAGTTCTTTCAGCTGAACATGGCGATAAAGCAATTACTTCAAAACGCATAAAAGAAGAGTCCGATAAGTTAGGACTTGCAAACTATGTCATTTCTTTGGATGGGGCAAACCTGTCCTATGATAAGACTTACAAAATTCATGAAGCTGGTGATGAAAAGGGATTTGATATTTCTCCCTCTGATACAGTTGTGTTTGTTCGTGGAACACCATCTAGAGACAGTTCATTAGATTTAATTTCAGAGCTAGAAAAGATAGGCATTTGTTGTGTCAATCCTAGACTGACCATCAATATGGCAGCAGATAAGTTTCGTACCTATATCAAGTTAAAAGATTACGGATTAACTCAACCCAAAACGGTTCTCGTACCAAATAAAGATGAGCTAGAAAACGCAGTTAAAAAACTTGATACAAAGTTTCCTATTATAATGAAAACTTTGAGGGGGTCTAAAGGTGTTGGTGTTTTGTTTATTGAATCAGAACGTGCATTAACCTCAATTGTACAGTTGATGTACAAGACAGATTCAAGTTCAGATTTATTAATTCAAGAATATATTAAGAGTGAATTTGATGTTCGTGTAATTGTTCTTGGTGGTAAAATTATCGGCACTATGCAAAGAGATGTTGTAGAGGGTGATTTTAGAAGCAACTATTCTCAGGGTGCAAAAGTTAAGTCCTACAAACTATCTGACCTTGAAATAGAACAGTCTCTACTTGCTGCAAAAGCATTAGATGGTATTCTAACTGCGGTTGATTTTATACCGTCTAGCAATTCTAAAACAGAACCACCATTTATACTGGAAGTAAACAGTTCGCCTGGCAGCGAAGGCATCGAGGAAGCTTCTGGAAAGAATATTATAAAAGAAGTTTTAGAACATTTTAAAGATACTGCATCAAGACGTACTTCACCAGTTCAGTGTGGATATGAAGAAGTGGTAAGTATTGCTCCATTTGGAGAACTAGAGACAAAGTTTGATACGGGTAATTCAGTTCTCTCAGTTTTGCACGCTGAGGACATTGATGTGAAAGGTAAGAAAATTACCTTTACATTGCAGGGTAAGACTATAACTACAAACTGGATTAAATCCTATGAGGTTGATACAGGTGGTGGAAGTGATGAAAGACCTGTAATTAAACTTGATATAGACTTTGCAGGGTCAACATATAAAGATGTTATGTTTGGATTGAATGACCGCTCCGAAATGGGTTCAGATGTATTACTAAATAGATTTACTATGAATCGGTTCAATGTTATGGTAAACCCTGCTAGAAAATTTGTCATAACCACAAAATATACACTTGATAAATAATTGAAAGGTTTTATATGATTGTTTGCATAATTGGAGCTCCAGCGGTTGGTAAAAGTTCTTTATTAAAATCTGTTACCTGTGAGTTTGGAGCTCCAGAACTAATAGAACCACAGAAGTTATTTCGTTGTACCAAATATAACGATATACTATGTCTTGGCCAATACAGTTCTTCTGAATTTTCAGGCACAGATTCATGGTCATATTCTGTTTTAGGCAAAGGTGTGTTTGAAAGTTTTATTGCTGAACAGGTTAAGAACTATCGTCACATTGTATTTGAAGGCGATCGCCTCACTAGTAAGGTAGAGTGGCTGACAGAAAACTACGACACTAAAGTGTTTATTCTTACTACAAGTCTAAAAGAAGAACAAGCACGACAAGACGAAAGAGGAAATTTGCAGAACAAGACTTGGATAGGGGGTAGAAAAACTCAAATGACCAATCTTCAAAATAATTTCTTTCTTCGGGAATATCTATCAATTAGAAATAATGACACCCCAGAAGACGCTCAAAACATCAAAACAGAAATAATTAAGCTTTTAACTTGACACCAATCAAGTTCTCTGTTACTATAAATAGTATAAATACTATACAAATGGAGAGGTTGATGAGTTTAAATGGTTACGTCCGGCAGTTAAAGCCACGCACAGAAAATTACATTCCGCCTGTGGATAAGGTTCAGTCATACTTAGCTGAGGGCGGTAGCACTGCTGGTGCTACCGAAATGGAAGTGCATATTGTAATTGCTTATAATGGTGGTTATGAAAATGCTCCAGATACATATGGAATAACTCGCGATTCATATGAAGCATCTAAACATATTTCTGAATTAATAGCTAAAGATATCCAAAATAAAACCAAAGCAACACCAAATTCAATGATTCATTTTGGTAAGGGTAATGGTAAAATGATTAATTGGTGGAAGGGAAAAGCAACCCCCAAAACAGACCTCTATTCAACTGATGGAATTAATATTTCATTAAAGCAAAGGGGTGGTTCTCAGCTGATGTCTGGTTTGCTGGATGAAACTAAATCTACTTTTCGAGCAGCACAAGAGTATATGGATAATAATGCACCAGCAGAAGTTGAAGTTTTAGTGGATAGTCTTGGTGATGTTCTTAAAAATATGTCGGTTCAAGGAAATATTAACTCAATTGCTAAAGCTATTAAAACTAAGGTAATTCCTAAGAAGATTAGAGCTAAGCAAGGAAAAAATAAAGTAACTATTAATATTGATAAGAAAAAATATGAAAAGGAAATGCAATCCATTGTTGATTGGAAAGCACAAATGAAAGAAACAACCAAGGTCTTTAAAGATTTTTTTGAAAAAAATTATGAGTTTAAAAGGTGGTTTTGTTATGAAGCTGCTACAGGAGAAACAAAATTTAGACCAGACAAATATGCAAATTCAAATTGGGTTGTGGAGTTTGATAAAGATACTGGTAAAAATAATAATATTAATCCACTATCTTTAGGAAACAACAAACCATCTTCTTATGTAGATAAAATAGCAAAAAAAGCAAATATTAGAATTTCGCCTAAAAC